CTTTTTAATAAATCTCCCCTATTCTCCATTCAAATCAGTAGTACGACCGTTCTATCATATTATATTAATTACAGGATTACTCAACTATGCGACGATAACAAATGGAAATTAAACAGAAAATCCTTTCATTCTTCCATATCGATTCCGGTTCGGTCAGAGAAAAGATCGACATTCGGGATTTTTTGTTATTCAGCGGATTGTTCTTTGTCGCGTATGGATTGTGGTTATTCGCTCCGTGGATTGGATACTCAGTCGGCGGATTTTTATTGATGTTGATTGCTTTGTTGATGAAATAAATTAAGGGGCTAGGCTGATCACCGAACGCCGGAATCCCTGCCGGTTGCCCCAAGATTACCCACAGGAAACGCTCTAGGGAAAGTGTGAAGGTTATGTATTAACATTGTCGATAGTTGGGCGGTTGCCGCGAATAAATCGATTTTTTAATCTCTCGTTATCAGAAGAGAAGGCGTGGAATCCGTCCCTGTGGAATTTGATCGGCTCCCAAGATGTATCCGGGTCCAATGTAACCGAATCGACCGCGCTCACCTATTCTGCCGTCTGGAATGCGGTAAATCTCTATTCTGGTGCGTTATCATCCCTCCCCCTTCATCTATGCCGCACCGATAACAAAAAGACCATAGAGGTCCGGGAAAAGCGTTTATTCCACGTACTCCACAGTGCATTCAATCCCATCATGACAGCATCTGTGGGCCGTGCTGTGTTAATCGCTCATTTAATGACTTGGGGTAATTGCTTTGCTGAGAAAGTCCGAAACGGTTACGGGGAAATTACTCAACTTTGGCCAATATCTCCGAACCGTGTGACGATGGAAATGGTGGATGGGGTTTTAATCTACAATGTAACAGTCGATAATGTAAAATATCCTTTTACCCGCGACAAAATTCTTCATATTCCCGGACTGGGGTTTGATGGATTCCAAGGCTACTCAGTAATCGCTATGGCTCGGAAATCAATTGGCCTTGGAATGGCGATGGAAACCTTTGGTTCTCTCTATTTCGGCCAGGGAACCCATCCAGACGCGGTAGTGACACATCCGACATCTCTCAAAGATCCCAAGACGTTTCGAGAGGCGTTTTCCGAGGAATACAGCGGTTTATCCAATGCTCATCGTGTCCTGCTTCTCCAGGAGGGGATGAAGATTGAGAAACTTGGAATTCCCCCGGAGGATGCACAGTTTCTCCAATCCCGTGAATTCCAGATCCCCGAAATTGCTCGGTGGTTCAATCTTCCTGTCCATAAACTCAAGGATATGACGCGGTCCACTAACAACAATATCGAATCTGAACAAATTTCATACGTTGTGGATTCGTTATTGCCTGTTGCGATCAATATCGAACAAAATCTAGACCTCCAGCTCCTCACCGATAACGAGCGATTCAAGCAATGGATGTATTTCCGGCACAATTTCGATGCATTGCTCCGGGGAAATAACAAAGATCGTTCGGATTATTACAAAACGATGACCGGGATTGGTGCGATGACCATTAATGATGTCCGCGCAAAGGAAAATTTTGACCCATTCACCAATCCATACGCCGACGAGCCGTTTATTTCTGTAAACAATATGATTCCGTTAAGCAAAGTCGATGAGTGGATGAAAAATCAAGCCAAATCCGCCCAGAAAACAGTTCCGAAGGAGGAAACCAATGTTAGTAACCCATAAAACTTCCGTAAGGAGTCGTGCGAATAAAAAAGAAATCACCGACAAGTCCGCGACGGAGGCCACGATCTACCTTTATGGTGACATTGGGGGCTGGTTCGGGATCGACCATCAAGACTGGATCAAGGAATTCAATGCACTAACTGCTGACACCATCCATGTGCGATTCGACTCCTCTGGTGGTGACATTTTCGCGGCCCGTGCGATGAAAACGTGTATGGAGCAACACAAGGCCAAGGTAATTGCCCATGTTGACGGCCTTGCTGCTTCTGCCGCTTCCTTCATGATCATGGGTGCGGATGAGATCGAGATCGTAGACGGCGGATTTATCATGGTCCACAAGGCCATGTCGATGATCGATATCCTTGGCTACTTCAACGAGGATGATTTGTCTGATTTGTGCGAGGACATGCAAAAAGAGATGAGTCTCCACGGGAAAATCAACGAATCCATCGCCAACGATTACGCCAAGAAAACCAAAAAGAAAAAGGAAGAGTGTTTGGTGTGGATGGATGAGGAAACATGGTTTACTGCTCAAGAAGCAATGGATAGTGGATTGGTTGACCGGATTTATGATGGAGAACCAGTGGAAGGCAACCACGATCTATCCATCTACGCGAAAGTTCCCGATTCTCTCCGTAATTCAGACAAGTCGGCATCCAAATTAAAACGTGCAGCGGAAAAAGCCCTACGTGATGCAGGGTTCAGCGATAAACAGGCCAAGACGATCATAGCGAAAGGTTATCAGGATGATTCCCGTGATGGTGATCCTCCCGCAGCCGATCCCCCCGCAACTCCTCCGGTTGAGCCGAAGCGTGATGTCGAGGCTCCTGTAGTGGTTGTGGCAAAAAAGGATCGTATCCATGACCTGTTGATCCGAGCGGAAATGGCGGCTCCATCGAAATAATAATTATACCCCATTCATAGGAGGCACTTAAAATGAAAACAGTAAGTCAGTACAAACTCGATATCCAGGCTCTCATGAAGAAAGCAAACGATATCGACACTCAGGCGACGGCAGAAAACCGCGATCTCACCGAGTCGGAAATCTCCCTCAAAAACGAACTTTTGGACACGGTTGAGGAATTGAATAAAACCGTGAAAACCCTTGAGCGGCAGGATCGGGTGAATCGCGCTCTGGAGTCCCCTGAAACTCCGGCAACGGTTGCAAAGGACAAGAAAACTCCCCCGCGTGAGGACAAGGACAAATTCAACTCCCTCGGTCAGCAGCTTGCGTGTGTGATGCAGGCCGCGATTCCCGGTGGACGTGTCGATCCTCGTCTCTACAACGCAGCGGCATCCGGCCTCAATGAAACGGTTGGTTCCGATGGCGGGTTCCTTGTGCAGCAGGATTTCGCGCAGGAACTCCTCCAGGATGTTATCCAGACCGGTATTCTGGCATCCCGCGTGGGTCGGCGCATTCCGATCTCTGGCAACGCCAACTCCACCAAGATCAACGGGATCGATGAAACCTCGCGTGTTTCGACCCGCTCCGGTGGAATCCTCGCATACTGGGCATCCGAGGCCGAGGAGAAAACGAAGTCCAAGCCCAAATTCCGGGAAATCGAACTCAACCTCAAGAAGCTCATTGGCCTGTGCTACGCGACCGACGAGATGTTGGCCGATGCGGCCCAACTCGAAGCGGTTATCCGGGAAGGGTTCGTTTCCGAATTCGGATTCCAAATCGATGACTCCATGATCAACGGTTCCGGCGCAGGACAGCCCCTTGGAATCCTCAACTCCGGATCGTTGATTTCCGTCACCAAGGAAACCGGTCAGAAGGCGGCAACCCTTGTCTCGGAGAATTTGATCAAAATGTACGCACGGCGATTCGCCTCCCAGACACAGGGTTACGCATGGTACTACAATCAGGCAATCGAGCCGCAGTTGTTCACCATGTCCCTTTCGGTCGGATTGGGGGGAATCCCGGTTTACATGCCTCCGGGTGGTCTGAGTGACGCGCCTTACGGTCGAATCCTTGGCCTCCCGGCAATCGCAATCGAGCAGGCAAGTGCTCTGGGGACCGCAGGGGATATCATCCTTGCAAACTTCCAGAAGGGCTATGTCCTGGCGGAAAAGGGCGGGATCAAGAGCGACATGAGTATCCACGTTCGATTCATATATGACGAATCGGTGTTTCGCTTTATATTACGCATAGATGGACAACCTGTGCGGGCAAGTGCGTTGACACCCTATAAGGGTGGAGCGACGGCAACTCAGTCCCACTTTATCACACTGGAAACCCGTGCTTAATTAACCCTTAACTCCGGGGACTAACCCTCCCAGGATTCCTTCAAAAAGGAGGCACATTATGTTTGGAATGGAAAGCAATCCGATTGTCATGGGGCATGAGCCTGTGAGGGCTGACCAGCTTCTTGATACATCCGCGTGGTACGATATGAGCAAGTCCGATGGCGTGTTCATTGTTGTTGAACATTACCGGGGTGGTGACACTTCCGTAGTCCTGACCGTCCATGAAGGGGCTACCGCTGCTGGCACGACCGCGATTACGACCGGGGCCGAGTTTCCGATCTGGGTAGCAACTTCCGCATTGACCGATTCCACCTTGGTTCGGCAGACGGACGCGCTTACCTACACCATCGATACCGCAACCTACACAGGGTCAATGATTGTCGTGTTTTATATCGATGGATCGATTCTTACCAACGGTTATCGCTACGTCCAGCTTGGGGCGACGGGCGGGAATGCATCCTCGATCATCTCTGTCCTTTACATTCCCAAGGGGTTGCGTTTCCAGGGTGATCAGGCTCTTTAACCGATAATTGGTACACGGGATAGGGGGTAATTGAATTTCGCTCCCTATCCCAATCCAAGGAGGTAGTGATGTTAAAGGAAGAGAAACAGTGGGTGCTTGACGCGATAGCGGGAGAAATTGCAAAAATTTCATTCCCCGTCCCCGTAACCCCCAAGCCGGTTGATCTGGACGAGGTTGCCAATTACGTAATCGCCAAAATCCAGGAAAAATCAGCCGAGGCCTCCCCTAAAAAGGGAAAGGAGAAGTAACTCATGAAGAATTACAGTGCGTCCACGATGGAAGTTGTTGGAGATATCTACAATGGCCTCCATGTTGAAACCACGGGCGGGGTACTTGTTGCTGCGAATTTTGCAACGGGTGGGGTCGATACGGATCTGTTCGATATTTACGGTCGGATCAGAGTTGTTGGCCTGTTTATCGAACTCACCGCCGCCGCCGATGCAAACGTGACTCAGGTTCTTTTCTATGTCACTTATACCACCCCTGTCATTGCCCAAAACGTGATGTGTGCCAAGTGCGCCTCCATTGCATCCCTTGGAGCATATGGACGAATCATGTGGGTGGGTGGAGCTGTTGCAACCGCAGCCGTGATTACCGATTCCGCTGGGCTTTCGGATGTCGATCCCGCAAATAAATCCGCGATTCTTGGCGGGGTGTCTGCGGCAGGCGTAAATACAGTCGGCGTAATCGGAATGCAGTCGAGCGATGCGTCTCAGGCGGCAACAATTGCAGCAACGGCCCATTTGTTCTATACTCCGATGTCTACGGGTGCATATGCAGCGGCCAAGCTGTAAAGGAGGCTTATCATGACGGTCTGCCTCGAAACGACAATCCAACGGTGGAACGGAGCATCGACCGATGCAAAACCATCCACTGACGTAAAGGAGGGGTCCACATTCCACGCCGTTGATACCGGAGAAGAATTCGTCTATCACAACGACGAGTGGGTGCAGGATTTCAGACGTATAAACGCGATTAGGCTAGCGGCCATTTAGTGCCGCAAAGGAGGTAGGAATATGTACGGAAAATCAGGAAGAGCGACGGTCGTTTCCGGACAGTCGGCTCCTTTGCGACTTGGCACTGAGGCTGGACTTGTCCTTGATTCCCACGGGAAATATTACGAGGCTGCGAAGGCTGGAAGATTGTTCACGGTTGCCAACCAAACAGCGGTGGCAGTAACGGCGGCGATGGCAACCACCTATACCGGACTTGTTGTGGAAAATCCCGCGACTTCCGGCAAGGATTTTGTCCTGCTGCGATTCGGATGGGGATTGTCGGTTGTCCTTCCCACCGCGCTCACCATTTTCGGCCTCATGGTCGGATTGGATGCGGGGGATGCAGCAGCGGCAATCACTCCCAAGAATTGTTACGCAGGCGGGGCGGCATCGGCGGCAGTTGTCGATAATGGCTGCACCCTGACCGGGACTCCCGTGCTCTGGCAGGTGTACGGCAACGCGGCCAAGGGTGCGGATACGGTTACAGTCCTTGATGGAGTATCCTCGGTCGATTTGGACGGCTCCCTTATCATCCCTCCCGGCTACTATGTGGCGGTTTACAGTTTCGCGGCCAATACCGCAGCGGCAATCTTCTCGCTCATGTGGGAAGAGGTTGATGTGTAAGTTAATGAATCAAATTAATAAATAGGGAGGATAAGCCCCCGGCCTCCCTTTTAAAGAGGACTGAAAAATGAGAAAACTATCCGTTGCAATTGCGTTAATTATATTCCTTGTTCCGACATTTTTGATTGCTGCGGGTGGAACGGAACAAGCAAATCCTCCAATTAATTGGATGCGGACGACAACCGGGACCGTACTCTACCACAACCAAGTTTCAATGACTCAAGCGGCTGCGGTTATCCGCCTCGCTCCCACATCCGGCCACTATCGACATTCCCTCGTAATCCGCAACTTGGACGCGGCCAACACGGTTTATCTTGGCGCATTCAATGTAACTTCAACCAACGGATTCCCATTAAAGGCCGGGGAGACAATCACCTTGGATCGCAACTATGCAACTGTCTATGGGATTTGTGCAGCGGGATTGACAGCAACCGTTGCTTATTTGGAGGAGGGCTTTTAAATGAAGAAGTTCTGGGGACTAACAATAGTTATTATTTTGGTGTGGGCGGGGGTCGCGGCTGGAAGTGGAATGAACGGTGGCCTTCCTCCTTGCGATAATTCTACCTACAGCACAGGAACCTCAACCTCATGTGCGGGAACGCCTGCTAATGCTAAAGTGGAATTGGATCTCAAGCTAGACACCTCCGCCGCCGTCGAGATCACCGATCCCACCACGACCGGGCCAAAGTATTTCCTTGATGGAACGCCGGATACCTGGGAAAACGCTGTCCTTGCCATCGATGCCCACACGGACAATACTCAAATTGCCTTAGTCCCAGGTATCTGCCCGATCATTCACAACACCGGACAGGGGGCGGGTGACGTACACTTTGATATTCCTGCTCTTGCCGAAGGCCTGTGCTTCATGATTCAGGGACGGGCGACCGTGGCAGGGAATTACTTTCGGGGAGTTCCCGCGTCTGCCAACACCGTGAACCTTAACGGCACCTCAACCGGGAAAGATTACATCCAACTGACAACGGTGGTTATAGACGATGTGATTGCCTGCTTTGCATCAGGGACGGATCACTGGAACTGTCAGAGTAAATCGGCATTGGCGGCAGCGGGGGATTTATAATGAAAAAGCTACTTTTCTCAATCCTGACCATCTTCACCCTCTGCTCTCCGGCCTATGCGGTCGATCCGGCATTCCTGGCCGTGGTGTCGGCGGGAGGGGCGGCGGCGTCTGGGACTTGGTACTACAACCTTGCCGCGGATAAGCGGGGGGATACCCTTACAACCAACAGCAATTCGTTCTATCTCGGTGGGAAGGTAACTCCGGGGGCGGGAACGGCAAGCAAGATAGCGTTTTATGTCCAGAGCAAAGAAACCGCAACGGCAGCAAAAGTATGGCTGGCCACTCCAATCAATGCGCTGCAAGACAATGCTCCGATCCTTAGCGGAACGTGTGCGCCCGCGAATACCACATGGTGCGTGGTCGATATATCTCAGGCGGTTACTGCCCAGGAATACCATATATTTTTTAGAACAGATGCGACCGTTAAGGAATTCGGGGATGCGGATGGAGGGGTAGGAATGTACGGAAACGATGGATCATATGCCTCCAATCCTCCGGTGGGAACTTTTGCCGTTTCTCAGAATTATGCCTCATCGTTCGCCGTCGCTATCTGCGTCGGAACTTGCACAACGGGGCCATAGAATGAAAAAACTCTACACACTCATAACGTGGTTGATGCTGACCGGGGCAGCGTATGCCGATACCCATAATGCTGCATCCTGTTCGATTGCTCACATAAACGCCGCGATTTCTGCGGCTGCGGCGGGGGATACTGTAAGCGTCCCAGCCGGAAACTGCACATGGTCAACGGATGATTGCACGGGCGGGGTCTGTGTATATGCCGACAAATCAATAAAGCTGATCGGCGCGGGGCAGGGCGTGACGAACATCACTGATGCCACGACGAAGCCAAGCGCATTTCATCTGATCCTCTTTTCCTATACCGATACGACAAGCAGCGAGGCGCGAATCAGCGGGTTCACTTTCTCGGATAGCGTCGGAACGGCTGCAGGGAGGGGGGTGAGATCGGTAAACATCGGTGAGTCCGTGGCAGGCAAACCGACAATCCGTCTGGATCCTTTAACCTTCGACCCCACGGTGTCTCGTTCATGGCTTATGGCATATAGTGCCAGGGGTCTCGTTGATTCAATCATAATGAACGGGAAGGCCCACGGAAAGCTATCCCGAACTGATGATACAGCCGCATGGATAGGAGCGATCCCGCTCGGATCGGCCGACGCATGGTTTTTGGAGGGCAGTTCAATAAATGCCTCCACATATTATGATAGCATCATGGATTGCGAGAACGGTGCGCGGTTAGTTGCCAGATATAACACCATCAGGCTCTCTGGATCGTTTACGGGATCGGCCTTCATGAATCATGAAGCACAGGCCTTCGGCAAGAGCAGGAATATCAAAGTGTACGTCACCCGCCCCCTGTCCGGTGTTGTGAATGATCGGGCAGATACCTGGGACTAAGGCAATTTGA